GTCAAGATTACCTGAATTTATAACAACATCGGCTCCGCCTTGCACATGAACAGTTTTTAAAGATACTGTACCTGTGCCAACAGCTTCCACTCTTGCGGTTATTTGTTCAACTATCTCAGTACTTACTCCAGCATACCTAATCGCCTGTACTAACATTCCAACAATTAATTCATCAGAATCAGCTGCTGTAGTTAGTGTCATTAGGTTATCGGTTGCAGATTCTTGGTCCCAAAGACCTGTAGCTGCTATTGTTACATTATTTGAAGAACAGTCCAATTGAAAGGATCGGTCTGCCCACTTAGTTGGAGCACGGTCTTCTAATACTCTGAAAACAGGGTCATCAGTCGGCATTTTGCCAACTGCGTTAAGATACGCAAAGAAAGGTGTTTCTTCGGGAGTTAACTTATAAACCCTATCACCAAAGTTGTGTCGCCTACGCTGTCCGTGTTGCGGAGCAACACCGTCTGTTGTTTGACCAACGTAGAAATCATTTGTAGATAATTGTCCACCTGTCATCTGTGCCATTATTATCTCCTTTACTTGATTTGATGATTATTAAATTACACGCCTACGTTTAGAGGCATCCATTATACGATTCCACATATCATCTGTCTGATTCACTGGAGGTGGTTGTTCACCTTGCATAATGCCAATAGGTGTTGGAATTGCTTTATTCCTGTCAACAACCGCTATCTCTGGTGGAGGAGAAGATGCGTTCTGTGGAGTATTAACCTTTTTGTCGGCTGCCTGCCACATCGTAACTAACGTGTCTGTGTTCATTTGACTGATAGGAGTATTAGCAAACTTGTAGAAATCCTTCTTCTTATTTGCGTCTAAACCTAATTCCGTCAACTCTCTGTCAAACTGATTCAGTTTCTCTTTCATTGCCATCTCTTGAGTAATCTCCTGCTTTACAGCAGCATTTGCTTTAGCATTTTCATGCTTTGATAACTCTTGTCGGTAATTATAAGATTCTGACTCAGGATCATTAAAAGCCTCCCAAGGATCAAAATCCTCTGGTTGTTTCGGAGTATTGTCAACTTTCTCTATTGCTTGAATTGGCTCTCCTTTGATTGCCCCAGCAATAAGTTGTTGGATGTCCTTGCGTTGTTCTACGATTTCACCAAGTGCCTTGTATTTCTCAAGGTCAGCCTTGATTTTCTCATTCTCCACAAGTACTTTATCCTTTTCAGATTGAAAATACTTAGCCGATTTTTCCCAATCGGTTTTTTCTTCTTGTGAGTTTGACTGCTCTGCACCTTTCTCAGAGGTATCTGCCTTGACTTCTTCAGGCACTTGCCCTTCTTTAGCAAAATCTCTGTTGTCGGTAATTAGTGCGTCACCGACTTTAAGTTCTTTTTTATGTTTTAATAATTCAAGTTCAGTTAAATTTGCATTGCTATCGCCAACTGACTTAACGTCTTTATTAGTTTCTTTCTTTGTAGCCATTATGATTTCCCTTTCTTTTGAGTTTGACCATTGACTTGGTTTTGTAAACGCAATTTCTCTGATTCAAGTTTTACTGCGTTGTCTAACTTATTAATGGCTGTTTTTGCTCCAGCCTTAGACTCACTTGCCTGACGACTCAATTCAGCTTTGTATTTCTCAACTTCAGTACGTTGTCTTGCTGATACTGATTCTCGTCTAGATGTTTGTAAGTCTCCTTGTAATTCTTTAATTGTTTGTTCTGCTTGTTGCATTGCCTGTTTCAATTGTTCAGTTTCATCAATTCTTTCCAGAACACCCTCTTTATCAAATACTTCTGATTTCTTTAAAGCCTCTACTCTGTCAATTAACCCCATTTGAAAAGCCTCAAGATAAATCTGCCACTCCGCCCACTTGTTTGATGGCATTGTAGAGTTTCCAACAATCCTTATGTCATAATCTCCAACATGCAACTGATTCTCTCTCCCCATAATAGTTTTAGTTTTATCATCTACTATCTTTTTATTTATAGTAAACTCTGTGAGATCGTTATTGGGATTAACAATTGCAAATGTTTTCTGGAAATCATAGTGTTTTTTAGCCATATTATAAAGAACACGACCTAATCTTTTTAAACTTCCCTCTATATCTCTTAATTTAGACTTACTACGTCTTTGTCCAAAATCCTCAAGTTGCATTGTTGCTGATGCAGTTCTTGGTGCTTCTTGTGGATTGCCCTGTTGCATTTCGTAAATGCCTAAATTAAGATCAATATATCTTTCTGCCTGTTCTGGCAATGCCATGATAGAATTAGCTAAAGGTTGAGGGGAAGGAAAATGCGGTTGACCAAAAGATGCATCATACTCAATGGTTGCATTAGGATTAGCCCAATCTCTTTCAAGTTGTTCCAAATCCTGTACAGAGCCTTGAGGAATAAGCAGTTTCAGACCAGCGGAAGCCTGAGCATGGGAGGTTAGAAGAGAATGCATCTTATTTATATATCGCTGTAAATCCTTCCCCTTCCTTACATCACTCATTGGATAGGGAGTATTTGTCCAAATATTAGGTGATGGAATTATTGGGAATATATCACTGTTTAACATTGTTTGGTATAAAACAACCTGACCACAGATTGTTGTCTTTCTAATTCTTGTTTGCATAACTTCTTTTATTACCATATCACCTATTTCAACAGCAGCTGCAAAATCAGGAGCTTCTCCTAATTTTTTATACTTCTCAAAATCAACAATTAATTCTGAATTTGGAGCACCTTGTTGCTGTTTCCTCATATCAATAATCCTGAAGTATGGTGCTTTAATCTTATCATAATAATCTATAACACGAAATTTCTCCCTTGCTAATTGTCCCCACTCAGCATCTTTAATTACATCTGGAGTAAAAGCACCGCTTACACTTGTGTCTTTACCAGATGATGGATAATCTTCATCTTTCCATCCCAACCCCTTATCAATAAGTTCTATAAATGGAACATCATATCCCTCTGGAACCTCAGACAACTGAGGATAAAGACTTAACATCTGCTGTTTATTTAAAATAGTAGAAAGCAGCATACCAGATGCATCTTCAAAATATCTATGTCTTGCACTTGGGTCAACATATACCCTGAACGGATCAACGTAACTAAACTTTATCTCACCCCTGCCATAATCTGCCTCAGGATCTAAATAGGCATGAAAATAACCAATACCAGTAATAGCATAATCATGAACAACCTGCTTGAAAACTTCATTTCCATCAGATATATCCCAGATATACTCAAGAAGAGTATTCCATATAGAAGTCAATTTAACATCACTGTCCTCTCTTGGATAAGCACGAAAAGACGGTGGCTTAGAAGTTATGATAGCCTTAAACTGCTCAATAGCAGAATAAAGTCTGTCAACAACAACATTACTTTGATTAATAGATGCTAAATGATCAGTTTCTTCCTTGGACCAGTGATTGCCTAAGTAGAAATCAATATCTTCCCTTGCATGAGCATCCCATTGATTCCTTGCGTCAGACCACTTACGGAATCTGTCCTGTATCTCGGTAGCTCTTTCGTCTGTTGGTATTCTATTTTCTGGCATTAATCTTCAAAGATTATATATTGTAATTTTGGTGTTCCAGTACTTGCATCTGCGCCAAGAGCCTGAGAACTTCTAAATAAAGCAACTTCCCCAGGTTTTAACTCAACGGTATACTTATTATTCTCAGGTCCAAGAGATATTGTATTAGTAGAATCAAGATTCTTATAATATCCCCAGCCTGGAGAAGGTGGACTAGATGCTAAAAGAGTCCAAGTATCTGTTGTAGCAACGACATCAGCAGCATATCCCTGAGTCGCTTGGTCAATAGATAGTCTTACAACTCCACTCTCTGGAACAACAAGTTCTCCATTAGTACACTTAATTTTTGCAGTTATCGTAATTTCATTAGCCATTGTTTTGTCCTTTCATTGTTGAATATAGTTATATTTTTCAATATAAACAAATTAAATTCTTGCACCTGTCATCCAGTTATATAATCTAGAGCCAGAAGACTTCTTTTTATCAACATCTTTATGAAATCCCCCTGGCTTTTGATGACCATTAGTATACTGTGTTGCCAACCAGAAAGCATCAATCATATCATCGTGTGCTCCCTTCGGGAAATCTAAGAGTTCATCAATAAAGTCAATATCACTCTTTTTTAAATGAACAGCCCTTTGCTTAAACAATGGCTGTAAACCTTCAAACAATCTATCTTTCTTTTTTTGGGTATAACCTTTGATACCCATTTCAATTCCTGGCAAGAATAAACCTCTCTTCTTGCTTTCTCTCATAACATAATCTCTTAACATTTCTTGGTATGCAATCGTTTCAATATTGATTCTACGAACTGGGGTATACTTTTGATACATTTTGAAAATTTCTTCTGCACAATCCATAGGAAGCGACCTGTGTTTCCAGTAGTCAACGATGTAATAATCATGTTCATCAGTAACCCCCACAACCATAATAACAGAGTAATCCCTATGATCGCTAATTGAAGAAGCAGGGTCAACGCCAATATAGAGGTTGACATAAGAATTGCCATCATCGTTTTTAATATACCAACTGCCTTTTTCTTCGTCCCATCTACAGACACCCTTGTAAAGACTTTCATTTATATCCTCCTCTGAAAATACTTGGTCATCAGGACTTCTAGCCTGATTCATATATTCTTGATAAAACTTAGATGGTGTTCCACTATCTACATAAAACTTTTTACGTTCATTTAACTTCTCCATACTCCATCTTGATTTCCAAATAGGCTCACCATCTTCTATTGCTTTTTTACTGTAAACAGTCCATGAATAGTCTTCATTATGCTTTCTAGCACTTTGCCATCCTGTAAGAATGTTATTTAAGAAACTATCCCAATGGACAACAGTTCCATTACACCATAAAAATCCACCCTTATCAAAATCAATAGCAGGATAAACAGCAGCTGTCACCCAATTCTTCATATTTAATCTTGCATCTGGAGTCTTTGTATTTAACTCCGATTCAAAGTCATCTAATACTATCCCTGTATATCTTGTACTGAATTGTTTTTTACCCCTTAACCTCTGAGATGCTCCTTTCGCAATCATACGGCAGCCATTTCGCAGCACTATTTCAGCCTTTGTCCACTTTGGACCTTCTAAGTCACCAAAGTAATAATGTATAGCTGGATTAGTTTCTATATGATTTTGTATCCATGCTATATTATCAATTGCCTGATCCTGTGCCTCACCAACCCAGCATATAAACTCAGGCTCTTCATCGGGTACATTAAATAAAAACCTCCACAAAATAGCTGTCGCTGCTAATGTAGACTTTGCATGGTCTCTTGGTAAAATCATTCCCAACTGTTGTATCTTAGGACTTATTAATAGCTTACCAACCTCCCTATGAAAAGGAGGAGTTTCTGTTGCTAAAAAATCTTGAGGAGAGAACAGTTTGCCAAATGTTATCAAGTCACTCCTTGCAAGTAAAAGCATTTCTTCATTCTTACTTGGACTGCCATTCGTATGAATATTAGCCATTACATTTTAACCCTTCTCTTAAACTTTCTTAATGTACGCATCTCTCTCTGTCGCTTTCTTTCAATTTTCTTTTGTCTGTCCCTTTTATATTTACTCTTATTATTTTCTTGTTCCATGCCCATTTATTCTTCCTTTAAGAAAATTAAGATCATCTGTAATATTATTCATCTCTTCAAATATCTTTTCATGTCTTCTGTCTTCTCTCTCATCAGCCCTATTCCACCTATCAATAAGTTTAATAGTAATATCTTCAACCTCTCTCAACTTAGACATTAAAGTTTTCTGTAAAAAATAAATCTGACCAACAAAAACTACTATTATAATGCCTATTGCTCCATACTCAGCATACACCCCTATCATTCTGCAACCTTATCTCCAAACACAGATTTTAAACCTTTTCTTATACCCTTGATATCTCCTTCAATCTTAAGCTTAGAAAGAACTTCATCAAAGTCTTGTTGTGTTGTTCCCTGACCCTCAGTATGACTTATACCCTGCTTTGGACGACTTATATAAGTAATATCATTCTCACCCTTGCCTGAAGAATAAACAATAGAAGGATAATCCTCAAAAATATTTAGTGGCTGTTTCCCATGTCCAAATTCATGTATAAGTAACTTCGCCAATGTTACATCAGCCTTATCACCCTTTGTATACTTACTGTTACTTTTGTTTTTATAGTCATCTTCCAGAACCATAGGATCAAATCTTAACGTATCAGGATCGCCATATTCAGTCTGTGGAAAAAAAGTATCAAGAAATGACCGAACTGGATATTCTTCTTCAAGTTCTTGTTTAGATGGTAACTTTGCATCAAAATAACCAGCAGGAACCCCAACAGCTTTTCCACCTCCAAAAGGCAAGTTCTCATTCACCTGCTTCACCATCTTATCTGAAAACCCAGGACTCATATAGCCAACAATACCACCAGGAGCATCTCCCCTTAAGTATCTTTCATCAAGGTCTTTCATAGTTGGATTAACATCTTGATAGTTTCCTTGAGGATCAAAACCTTTCTTCCTAAATCCCTCCATCATCTGACCAATTTCGTCACGATAATTAGAATACATCTGTTGCATCACACTATCTGGAATCTTACGTTCTTCGCCATTCATTATGATATTTTCCTGAAAAATTTATCAATAGCTTTTTTACCTATATATAATAATAAAACTATTAAAACTACTGAAATACTATCTAAACCATGACTCCCTGAGTCAACTTCTATTGAACCAATTGGACTTTCAACTCGTACCTTTGGCTGTAACTTATATGGAGCATGGTTAACAGAGTCAGTCATTTTTTTCTTTTTACTGTAGTTTTTCTTTTCTTTAACCTTTTCCTCGTTGATGAAATTCCAGAAAGACTCATACTTCCATACATCCTCTGCTGTAAAGTTCTTTTACTTCTCATCTTGTTAATTTTCTTTACTTCTTGATTATGCAGTTCCTTCCTGAGAGTTGTTGCCCTTGTTTTTTTCTTTTTTAGTTTTGGCGGATATGCCATACCTATCTCCTATTATTTTTTGAGTTCAAAATGGGGGAAATCATCAAACTTGTTATCATCAACAAACCAGTTCTGATTCCAATCTCCCCCCCATCTTAAAATTATTCCCATCT